GTCGTACTTAAGAGATGTCAAAATTTCAGCAAAAAGGGCTTGACACGTTTCATGACCAAGGATATAATCTGTCATGTAGAAGCACAGGAGGCTATATGAAAGGATATATACATTTTGAGAATGAATTACCCATTCTTATTACGACCAAGGGAGAGAAGGTTGAAATACTGAATACTACGGGCTTGGTATACATAAAAGGAGTGGAAGTGACTAGCACCTTGGATGCTAGTTTCGTAATGAGAGATGATTTAATTGATGACATTTTAGGAAAAAAATTTAAAACCAAGGAAGCAATAGCAGAAACACCAGCAAAAAAGACAATACCTAGAGATAATATATGACAGCAGGAAGACCCCCTAAACCCCTAGAAAGCAAAGCCCTTGATGGAACACTGCGAGCTGATCGTGATGGTACAAAAGTTGAGCAGATATATTATGAAAACGAAGCTATCATGCCGACCGAGGTGCGGAACAACTGGCGAGCCAAGGAAGAGTGGGAAAGGATAGCGCCTTTATTAACCAGCAAGCAACTCTTAACAGAGGTGGACGTGGGGGCATTTACTCAGTACTGTGTATCTTACTCTATATACATGGACTGTCTGGATAAATTAACCAGTGAAGACGGTAACTTTTGCACCATTATTGAAACAAAGGATGGTTTTGTTATAAATCCCCATGTTAAGATAATGGAGAGGCAGGCTGTAATCATGAATACCTTGCTAGGTAAGTTTGGTTTGACCCCTAGCGATAGGGCGAAGTTGAGGATACCCCAAAAAGGGGAAACAGAAAAAGAAAACCCAAGAAGTAGGTACTTGGGAGGGGCAAAGTGAAAATTATTATTAATATCTTTAAATTTGTTGTAAATATTTTGCAGCTTATCATCGGTCTGATGTTTTTATGGCTTGGTATTGCGGGGCTTGTTATAGCTTCTTATGAAACCTTTCCTCTATCTAAAACTGCACTTTATTTATCTAGTGCATTAGGCTGGTTATTTGGTGGCGCAATGATCATAGTCCACTTGCTTAGAAAGTTTTCAAATAAAAAATAAAAAAGTATTTGACTTTTAATAGAAAATCATGTAGTTTAATAATTGTTGATAGACACTTGCTTTATAGCTCTCTAGTTTAACGACAGAATGCTAGGCTAATTTAGTTATTGGTTCGAATCCGATAAGGGCTTTTTTGTTTCTTCTACACACTTACGATCTCCCGTTTGATATCTCATCCAGACTAGGGCTAGTTTAACTCCTTTACTAGCCCTTTTCTGTGTCCAAAATCCCTTACTTCTTGACAATTTTCCTTTAAAATGCTATTATTTATAATAAAATACGTAAAAATGGTTAAAAATGGAAGAAAATGATAAAAAGTATGAAAATATGCATCCTGTTGATGAATATGCCCAAAAAGTAATAGATGGTGTGATTCCTTCGTGTCAATTTGTTATCCAAGCGTGCGAAAGACATATAAGAGACCTTGAAAGGGATGATATTTGGTTCGATTATGATCATGCTGAGTATGTATGTGATTATTTCCCTGTTATGTTGACCTTGACCAAAGGTAAAGATGCTAACAAGCCTTTTGTACTAGAACTGTGGCAGAAATTTATTGTTGGCTCGTTGTTCGGATGGAAGAAGAAAGGTTCTGATTTGCGAAGATACAAGACAGCACATATAGAGATACCTAAGAAAAATGGTAAGACTGAATTAATGGCTGGCATAGCTCTATATATGCTGGAAGCTGATGGTGAGGCTGGTGCTGAGGTGTATTCTGGTGCGACTGGGCGAGACCAAGCATCTATCGTTTGGGACGCATCAAAGGTTATGGTTAAAAAGAACAAGGAATGGTTCGATTCTAGCTACCTCCGAATAGTTGCCACTAGTAAAAGCATTGTTCATGATGAATCCAATTCCCTTTTTCGTCCTCTCTCGGCTGATGCCAACACTCTTGACGGTAAAAACGTACATTGTGCTATTATTGATGAATTACACCAGCATAAAACAGCAGAAGTTTATGATACGATTCTTAACGGTCGTGTTTCCCGAACCCAGCCAATGGGTATTTCTATTACCACGGCAGGTGACGACAAATATTCTATTGCTTATGAAATAAGAGATTATGTGACAAAGATACTTGACGGTGTACTCGAAGATGATTCTTTTTTTGGTATAATATTTACTATAGATGAAAAAGATGATTGGATGGATGAGTCAAATCATATCAAGGCTAATCCTAATTGGAATGTTAGTGTTTTTGAAGAATTTATTTCGGATCAATTTAAAAAAGCAACGCAAATACCTACTTTCCAAAACGTTTTTAAGAGGTTTCATTTAAACCAGTGGACGGATTCAACTACAGCATGGATTTCGGATGGAAAATGGAGTAAATGCGATAAAGGACAGGTCGACTTGTCTAGTCTTAAACATAAACGCTGCTTCGTTGGGATGGATTTATCATCTACCTCTGACATCACAGCGATAGTGTGTATGTTTATGCCCGAGGAAGAAAAAGAAGATTGGATTATGATCCCTTATTTTTTCGTACCAGCCCATACATTAACAGAAAGGTCAAAAGAAGATAAAGTGCCTTATGATATATGGGAAAAGGACGGCTTTTTATTCAAAACAGAAGGTGATACCATTGATTATCGTCAAATAAGGGAATTTATATTGGACGATTTAGCTTTAAAGTATAATATAGAGGAAATAGACTATGACAGATACCATTCAACCGCACTTATTAATGAGCTAATGGATAATGGGATAGAGTGTGTACCTATAGCCCAATCTATTACGCAAATGTCAGCTCCTACGAAAGAGTTGGAGAGATTGGTTCTCAGTAATGAGTTGAATCATATGGGTAACCCTGTTATGCGATGGATGATGAGTAATGTTGAGATTTACACAGACGCTAATGAGAATTACAAGCCAGTGAAAGGGCGTAACCAGAAAAAAAGAATTGATGGCGTTATAGCTTCTATTATGGCACTAGCTAGAGGTATGATAGTAAGGGAAGAACAGAAAAGTATTTATGAGGAAAGAGGTTTGTTAATATTATGAGTTGAGGTTAGGAAATTTAACCCTAGACAAGAAAGGAAAGACAAAACTGCCTCTCCTCTCTGTGTCGGGGTGTTTTAATGGGGGGGGGTGCTAGTACAATAGCCAATTTACACAATTAAGTCAAGTCTTTTATCTTTTTTTTATTCAAATTAATCCACCACATGCCCCTGAATTATTGCTTCGCCTATTTCCATGTCTGTCAAATCGTCCTGTACTATCAGTTGTATTTGGTCTCCTGTTTCTCCCTGACTTCCCAGTCTAATAGATACACCATTCTTTTCCTGTCCATTAAAAGTCCTTCTGCCATGAACCGCATACAATCCTGTTTTAGAGGCAGGTACGTAGATCAAATCCCCACCGCATCTTTGCCTTAATGCTCCATTTGTTTTTACATTAAATACATTTTTGGTTACCCCGTTAACCGTTCGCAGAACCAATCCTTTATTAATAGCTGGTATTGTGCCAAAAGAGGTGTCGTCTGGTTGCGGGTCTGAGACTTCCCCTGTTCCAGCAAAGCTTATCATTATTCTGTTTATATCCCACTTTGTTCCAAATGCTAACTTGGCAGGTGTCACAGCGAAAACAACAGGCGTAGTACTTCCGTCTACAGCTAAATTAGTATTAGTTAGCGAGCAACCATCATCTATCCCAAATGCGAAATCTAGCGGGGTATCCAACTTTATTCTATATTGATTAGCACCTAAGTTTGTAACTTCCAAAGGAGTACCTTGGTAAAAAGCGACACCATCTAAATCTTTCAGACAGATAGTATCGTTCAGTGTAGGCGTAACACCTGTGGTTTCAACATCTATAGTTGTGTCATTGACAGAATAATTATTCAAAAGAGTCAAATCATCCAGTTTCGTAGCCATCTTTAAATCTATAATCTCAGTGAACTGATCTTGGATAGCAACCTGCACATTCCCTCTGCTATCGTAAAATTCATAAACCTCATCGTTAGCCAAAACAACAGTGCTAGACCTCGGAACATATTTTTGAGCCAAACCACTTATTTTCTTTATAAATCCCATTGATCACCTTTTCTTTTTTCTTTAAATATAGATTTAATAATAAAAAAAACAATATTTATCCTTGACTTACATTAAAAACATACTATTTTACTTCACATAAGCAACGCAAATCATTAACAACATAATATAAAATGAAGGGTGATTTTTTGGGTATATTTAATTTTTTCAAAAAAGATAAGTCTGCTAAAAATGAGACCTATTTCGATAAACAAGGAAATATAGTCTATCTGGGTGATTCCGATATAGTCACAACCCCTGCTCAGGCTCTTCAAATTTCGGCAGTGTATGCCTGTGTTCGTGTTATTTCTGAAAATATTTCTACTACGCCTTTAGACTTATACAAAAAAGCATCAGATGGTAGCAGAGAGAAGCAGGATAACGGTTTATCTTACCTCTTACGTTATAAGCCAAACGCAGTCCAATCAATTTCGCAACTATTAGCATATATCACATCATCAATAGTTCTGCGTGGTGGTGGTTTCATAAAAGTAAACCGAAAAGTATCAGGCGAAATACACTCATTGGTCTCGTTAAATCCTGACGATATAGAGGTAATAGTTGAGCAAACCACCAATTTTAGACTGGTTAAACAGTATAAGTATAATTCACCAGATGGCAAACAAGTTATCCTCAACCAGAGAGACGTTATTCATATACCAAACCTTGTATCAACCGATGGTTATTGTGGTCTATCAACTATTTCTGCTTTTAGAGAGACTTTTGGTTCAGGTCTAGCACAGGTTGAGCATGAAAACAAATTCTATTCAAATGGTGCTAAATACAACGGTATTCTTCAAATGGATGGGAAGCTTTCTGACGCAGGAATAACAAAGCTCAAGAAGCAGTTTAAAGAAGAGTATGGTGGTAAAAACGGTAATGGTAAAACTCTCGTTTTGGAAGAAGGGTTGACATTTTCCCCCCTAACCATGTCTCACTCTGACGCTCAATTCATAGAGTCAAGACGTTTTACTACAGAGGATATAGCTCGTGTTTTTAACGTACCACCTCATATGATACAGGATTTATCAAGGGCTACTTTTTCTAACATAGAGGAACAGTCTATTAACTTTGTGAGATATACATTGCAGCCATATTTTGTAAATATAGAACAGCAATTTATGAATATACTCCTAACTCCTGAGGATATTGATGCAGGTTATTTCCTAGAATTCAATACACGCAACCAGCTCCGCTCTACTCTCGAAAAAAGATATGATGCTTATTCTAAAGCTATTGATAAAGGATGGATGCAACCTAACGAAGCAAGAGAGCTTGAAAACCTCAAAAAGCTTGATGGTCTTAGTAATTCTTTCATCCAGTTAAACATGGGTAAAATTGATGAAGATGGGAATGTTATTTCTCATTTGAATACCGAGAACACCATCGAAGCAGGAAACACAGACAGTCCAACAGAGGATAATAATGAATAAAGAAAAAACCGAAAAAAGAAATTGGTTCAGTATTAAAAATACCGCTGATATTGCGACAATAAATATCTATGATGATATTGGTGGATGGGGTGTGACTGGCGAAGACTTCGTGTATGCCCTCAAATCCTTAGCCTCCTATCCTATGGTGGATATCCGCATTAATTCTGGCGGTGGGTATGTTTCTGACGGTCTAGTGATATATAATGCACTTCGTCAGTCAAAACAAACCATTCGAGTGTTCGTGGATGGCATTTGTGCTTCATCTGCATCTTTTTTAGCAATGGGTGCTGACCAAATACTGATGCCGAAAACATCCTTTATGATGATCCATAATGCATCTGGTTCTGTTTATGGTGACGCTAACGATATGGAGCAAATGGCAGAATTTCTCAAGCAAAACACCGATTTAATCGCAGGTATCTACGCAGAAAGAACCAAGATAGATATAGAAGAAATTAAAGAACTAATGAGTGCTGAAACTTGGTTCACGGGTGAACAGGCAGTGGATAAAGGTTTTGCTGATGAATTAACAGATGTTCAAGAGATTACCAACCGTCTTGATTTATCAGTATTTAACAAAGTACCAGACTTGGCAAAGGAAAAATATTGTGTATTAGGGGAAGAGTGCGATGAAGCTACTAGTATAGAAAATAAAGAAAAGCAAGAAAAGGAAGAAAGTAAGGAAGAGCCAGAGCAAGAGTTCACACCGATGTGTTCTACTGAAAGGCTTAAAATGGAATTAGACTTGACAGAAAAAGAACTTAAATTGTCTGTCGACTAAAAATAAAGAGGTAAATAATATGAGTACAATTAAAATCGAAGAACTCAAGAAACTAGCTAGTCAGCCTCTCGCAGAAGCTAGAGAAATTCTTGATGCACACAGCGGTGATATACCAGCTGACCGAAAAGAAGCATATGATAAATTAATGGATGCTCACGTCAAAGCTAAAAGCAATCTTGACACCTATGTCGAGAACGCTAAGGCTACAGCGGACATGGAGTCTTACGAATCTCTCAATTTTGGAGATGATGGCAATGTGACAGTATCTAGCCACAGCAAGAAAGCACCTGAAAACAAATACGCTTCTGCTGAGTATAAAGAAGCTTTTGCTTCGTATCTCCTCGGTGGTAGTGCTGATTCTCTCAAGGCTATCAATGGCTCAACAGTATCCAACGACCCTAATGCTGGTTATCTTTCAGAAGCAGATTTCAGCTCTGAGTACATCAAGCAAGTTGATGACGCAACTGTTTTCCGTGGAATGGCTAGAATCTTTAGAGTCAATAACTACAAAGGTATTGGCTTCCCAGAACTCAAAATAGAAGCTTCTGCTGAATGGGGTGGAGAGGTTACAAAGCAACCTGAAACATCGGTGGGATTTGGACGCAGATCACTTAAGCCTCACGATGTAAAAGCCAAGCTTAAAGCATCTGAGACTCTTCTTCGCAACACAACCAATTTTCAGGGTGATATCATCATCCCTCAACTTGCGAAGGCTCACGCTGAGTTGACAGAGAATGCTTTTATGAATGGTGATGGAGTCAATAAGCCACTTGGTGTTTTCGCAGCGTCAGACGAAGGTATTTCTACAAATAGAGATATCGAATCATCTACATCAGGTGAAATTGATATGGACGTTCTCAGGGAGATGGTAACAGGAATTAAATCACCTTATCTTGTGAACGCTAAATACCTTATGCATAGACTCGTATATCGTGAAATTGCAAACCTTAAAAACTCAGAAGGTAATTATTACGTAAATATGATGGGTGCTAGAGATGATATTTTCGGTAACCTCAACGGCTACGGAATCACTCTTTCTGAATATGCTCCATCATCAGTCACTGCTGGTACTTACGCAGCTATTTTCGGTGATTTCTCGAACTATTGGATACAAGAAGCTCTTGCCCCAAGCATAAGAGTTCTTGACCAGCTTTACGCAGAAACAAACCAGATTGGTTACATATCTAATTCACAAGTAGATGGTGCGCCAATGCTAGAAGAAGCTTTTATCAGACTTAAAATCAAGGCATAAGGAGTATAAATAATGCAAACAATTAACGATACAAAAATAATCAGAGTGGCAAATTCTCAAGTTGCTGGAACAACAGCGGTAAACAGTTCTCTTGTTTCCACTGCTAACGCTAAGTCATTTGAATTTGACGCTATCTTCGGTGATGTAACAGATGCATCCGTACTTGGTCTAAAAATCCAAGGTGGCGAAGAAAGTAACGGTTCTGATATGGCTGATCTTACAGGTGCTTCTGTTAGTTTTACAGCTGATGCAACTTCTGGTGATAATAAAATTCTCAGAATCGCTATCGAAAGACCGCTTAACACATATCTTCGTGCTGTAGTGACTAGAACAGTTGCTAATGCTGTTGTAGATGGCGTTATCTGTCTAGTTTCAGATGGCAGAAGTGTTCCAGTAACGGACGATGCTTCTGTAGTTGGTAATGGTGGAGCTATAGCAAGTCCTAGCCAAGTATAAATAATCTAGGGGTGGTTCTCTAGTGTTTTTTAGCCTCATCAGTCATCCTCCGTTGGTGGGGCTTGTAAGAAACTAGACAAGAAAAAAAAGAGGTTGGTATGAAAAGATACAAAGTTTTAATGAAAGCAACAGTCCCTTCACCTGAAAAATGTTTTGAAAAAGGCAAGGAGTATTTTTTTGATGAAAAAAAAGCCAGAGCGTGGGAATCTCAAGACCTTTGCAGTATCATTCAAGAAGAAGCGACAAGTGAAAAACAGATTAATAAAGGAAGCACTGGAAAAGCTAAACAAGGTAAAAAAAATACTATCCATGGTAATAAAGAAAAAAAAGAGAGTAAGTGATGTTATTGCAAAGAACCGTTGACCCATCAATAGAACCTGTAACTTTGGAAGAAGCTAAATTACACTTGCGTGTTGATGGAACAGAAGAGGACAGTTTAATATCCATTCTTATTCAACTAGGTAGAGAGTATGTGGAGACTTATACGGGCAGACCTCTTATCACTCAATCATGGAAAATGATACTAGACGGTTTTTACTCGCCTATGCAGCTCTACAAACTACCAATACAAGAAGTTGTAT